AAAATAAAGCAGTAGTTCCTGAAGGTATGGAAGAAACTCCTGTAAGAGCAGATCCATTACCAGAATAAGAGGCAGCATTAATTGTTCCGTTAGCTGCTGTAATTACGGTTGAGGACACTGTTAAATTGTTTTTGACTGAAAAAATACCAAGAGAACTTGCAAATAAATCAATCATGTCATTGCTTGCATTATTATAAGCTATGGTATGAGCACCTTGAGTAATGGCCAATGCGTTTGCAGAGTGCCCAGTAGCGCAAACACTTAATGTGTGAGACCCAGAAGTATTATTAAAAAATATGTAATTTGATTCAACAGCGGGTATAAAAACTTTAATATCTCCTGACAGAACTCCTACAAATTCTATAACTTTATTTGCTGCTTCTGAGTTAGGATCACCATCTGTAGTAGTGAGTGTTACGTCTATGGACCCTGCTACAGACTTGGATAAATAACCCGCAGAAAAAGTATCTGCTGTTTGTAAATTAGTGTTAGTGTTGTTACCCCAAGTATTAGCGTTAGCACCTGTTTGTTGTAACTCAAACTTATATCTATCTGAATAATTGCTGCTCATAATTAATCCTTTGTTGCTATTATTGAATCCACTGATTTAAGTGTCATAGCAGGAACACTTAAACTTGCTGCTATTGGAACTGTTCCAGAAAAACCTACATTACCTGATAATGGATGACTGTGGGCACCTGATCCACCTGTCGATCCTGTTGAGGTTCCGTTGTTACCCATGTTATATGAGTGCGGGCGAGTAGGATGACTTGTTTGCCCTCTTCCTGAAATCTGTCCTCCAGGTGCTTGTCTTGGGTGAGTATGTGAAACTAATGTAGGAGCACTAATGGTTGTGTCCCCTGAAGTTCCTGAAACAGGAACTGCTGATAAACCTGACATGTCAACTGTTAAAGTTGCTGTCGCAGTAGTTGAAGTAAACACATCACTAAAACCATCTGAACCACCAGTGCCACCACCACTGCCTGTAACTACTTTTAAAGTAGAATTATTCAGTGCTGCTGTTGTGTCTATTGTAAAACCTGTGGGAGCTGCTGATTGAACAAACAAAGCTTTGGTGCCTGCGGGAAATTCTTGAACTCCTGAAAGACCTGATCCGTCTCCTTTTAATGTAGTGGCTGCTACAACACCGTTTGCATTAAGTGTAATATTATCACCAATTTTAAGTTGACTAATTGCTCTTACAGTACCAAGAGATCCTGCAAAAAGATCTACTACTTTGTTTCCTGTACAATACTGTATAGTGTGAGATCCTTGTGATACCACAACACCATTTCCAGTGTGTC